CTTTTAATTTCATTTTTCTCCTCTTTTAAATTCTGTTAAAAATAATTGATACTCTGTTTTACACTTTGGACAAATCAAAAGAAACAACTCTGGCTTTTTTATGTTCTCAAACGTATTCTCTGGGCTGATGTTTATATGCTCTTGGCAATCTGATTTAGGACATTTCAGATATGAAAATGATGGTTTCATATTTATTGGTAACCATTTCTTTCTACTCATTCTACCTCCTTACCAGAATCGAGCACAACACCTGACAGCTGTCGAAGAACGGTTTCGTTTTCAGAGTTGGCATATCTCATTAATGCGTCAAGGTTTCTTTGAGTGATTGCCCACCCCTTCCCGTCAATGATGAACATTTTATTTTCCCCGTCTAGTTTTATTCTCTTCATTTTTCCTCTCTTTCTAAGAATGCGTGAGCATTCTATATTATATTTCTATTAACTAAATCCATATACAAAACAACAACACCCGCAACAATAGCTAATATCTTAATCCATTGAATAAACGATATCCTCACACGATAACTTCTAAGGCGTCTTTTGGGCATTGACTCAACAGGGACACCAATTCTTTCGTCTTTGCCTAAAAACACCCTTCTATCTTTGAAGCGTCTGTCTACGCTTTCGACTCTTTTGCCGTTGTAAAATACTCTCATATGAAGCGTGATATATTAAATTGTTAAAGGGCTTGACAGGTGCGTTGTTTGCTGATATTGTTTAATTGTTAACCAGTTGTCCAGCACCTGCCACTTTCTGTGTCCTACGGACAGTATAGCAAGGATAATGCTAGTTGTCAATACTAAAGCATACTAGATACCAATATATATAGTGTAGGAGTACATAAAACAAAACAAAAGATAATCGGAGAGGTACAAATGCGTAAGCATTTGCTAATAAATGTTAATAAAGTTCACAACAGATGAAATAAGTACACTTGCCACCACCAAAGACGGTAACTATCAACTACCTATAAAGATGCTAATGCCTCAGGCCGAGATTAAGGCCAGAGCAGAGATTGTAAACTTGCCGATTGACTGTTCATATAAGATAACCATTGAACCAATACCCAACGAGTAAACGCCGTTGGTTTTTATTATTAAAAGTAAGAATGCGTAAGCATTCTCTAAGTCTATGCCAACAAACAAACAGAGAGAGTACGTCAAAGTCAAAGTATCTGATAACATCAGTACGGATAAGGCACTAGCATTGAAAGCAGGGTATTCCGAGACTACGAGCAGAAGAGTAGTCCAAATAAACCGTTCCAAAGGCGTACAGGAACTCATAGCAGAAGCCAATGCAACTGAAGGCTTAACAGATGAAAGTGTCTTAAAGGTCATCTCAAGGGCAGTTAATCAGAAGGATTACCGCAAGGGTGCAACGGTAGCTATGAATTGGCTTAGTCTTAAGTACAAGACTAGCACCCCAACACAAGACAACCGCAAGGTTACTATCAACCCCGATGCAGAGAAGCTAGATAAACAGGCACATATATATATATCACAGAAGTACAATATGACAGTTCCAGAGCTAAGAAAAAGACTAAAAGCATAGGGGTCCCACCCCCACACACATATATATAGTACCTTACAAGGCTACACCGAGACTAAATTTTTATAAGTATTTTTACGAAGTCATACAGAATATATTTTTTATTAGTAATTTTGAGAGGCGACTATGAAGTGTTTACAGTGTGGAGAGGAGTTTGAGGCTAAGAGAAAAACAGCAAAGTATTGTAGTGACAAGTGTAGAAAGTTAGCGTTCTTGGAAGAAGGAGTTAGCGTTCCAAAGGAAAAGCCCGTTGAGACTGTTAGCGTTCTGGGAGATAGCGTTCCAGAAGTTAGCGTTCTTAATAAGTGTGACGATGAGCTAAGTGTGACAAACCCGTTGAAAAGAATTACAAAGGTCCCAAAATTCTTTGAAGGTTATTACGAAAGCGAAACTTACAAGAACTTAATCGAAGAGTTAGAACAGAAACCTATTAAACAATTAGAAGACGAGGGATACTTTATCCCCGCTTGGAAGTACACAGGCTATAGAAAGAAACCCAGTATGAAGGGATTATTAAAGGAAGCAAGATGTACAGAATAATTAAAGACAAAAAAGAACTCTCTTATCCTATGGAGATTAAATATATGTACGACACTTTGGAAAGTGTCTATGGGATTAAACGAGAAGACGCTTCTAAGAAGTTGGGTATAGACCTACCTGAAGATTCTTACGAGTGGACAGAACGCATTCAAAAGTATCAATCTTAATTAGTATTAGTAATTAAATAAGGAGCTAATGTGAAAAAGATAACATTAAAGATTGAAAAGACAAAGATGGGTTACTGTATCGAGTACGATAAATTTGTGAACATCATCTCGTATGGGCCAGGAGAGAACGAGAGAATAACAGAACACCACGAAATAAACGGACTTGGGAGTAGCCTACCAAACCAACTTAAAAGGATTGTCAAAGAAGAATTGGACAAATAATATGGACATATCTCAACTAGACAAATTAGAAGAATTACATAGATTAAATCCAAACTATGACAAAGACCAGAAAATATGTAAAACGTGTGGTAAGAAAATTCTTGAAAAAGGTGATATTGCTTTAGCAGGAGACTTTTGTGTCGGTCATACAAAAAAAGAAATAGATGAGTATGGCGAAAGACTTAATGAATATATAAAAGAATAACTATGGACATATCTCAATTAGATGCCTTGGCGGCTTACACTAACCAGACCGAAAAGCTGGGAGACTTATATCATTTCAATAACGAAGTGTTGGGTTATGACAAAATGGCGACCGAACCCCACCGTGAGATGTGTGACTCTGTACAGTATGGTGGAGACCGCCAACTGCATCTATGGCCTAGAGGACATTTCAAAAGCACCTGTATTACAATAGGTTATTCTCTCTACTTGCTAGCTCAAGACCCGAACATTAGAATCTTTATAGGGAACTCCGTCTTACAGAACGCTAAGTCCTTTTTACGAGAAATCAAAGGTCACCTAAGAGATAATGAGAAGTTAAAAGAGATTATGGGTGAGACCGTTAATAAAGACGACAAGTGGACAGAGACAGAAATTATTCTGAAGACCCGAACCGTTAATAAGAAAGAACCGAGCATCCAGGTGGCTGGAGTGGGTCAGTCGTTGGTAAGTCAGCATTATGATGTTATGTTCTTAGACGACTTAGTAGACACCGACAACATAAACACAGCCGAGCTAATCCAAAAGACTATTGATTGGTATAAGATGGCACTCTCCCTCTTAGAGCCTGACGGGAAGTTGGTTGCTATAGGGACCCGTTACCACTATGGAGACCTATACGGTTACTTAATCGACAAAGACATAGACCGCAAGAAGAACAAGTTTAATCCAGAAATTCATAGTTGTTATAAGAAAGACAAGAACGGAAAGAAACTTTCTATATTCCCCTCTAGGTTTACTTTAGAGAAGCTCCGAGAACTCAAAGAAGACCAGGGTTCCTACATTTTCAGTTGCCAATACCTTAACGAACCCGTAGACGCAGAGAACGCCAAATTCAAGAAGACAGACTTTAGATACTACACAGACGAAACGCTAGGGGATAAGGAGTTATATACGATTTACATGATAGACAGAGCCTACTCACTAGCCAAGACCGCTGACTATACCGCCCACGTTATTGTCTCGATTGACAAGAACAACAACTGGTATGTGAGACACGCTATTAGAACCAAGGAGTCAGAGAAAGACCTAATTAAAAGGATATTTGATAATCGTAGGACGTTTGACATAGACAGAACAGGAATCGAACAGAAAGCCTTTAATGACACCATAGCACCGGTTTTAAGGGAAGAGATGGACAGACGTGGTGAATACTTCCAAGTAGAAGAACTTAAAGGACGAGCCTCAAAGATTTCCCGAATAGAAGCGTTAGTTCCTAGATTCGAGAGCCACAAGGTTCACTTCAAAAAGGGAATGGATGACCTAGAAGACGAATTGTTGAGATTCCCTTCAGCACAGCACGATGACACCAGCGATGCCTTGGCGTATGGTAACGATTTAGCAAGACGACCAGTTGATAACTCTAAGAAGAAAACCCCCCAGTATCATAAGAAGACAGGGAGAGTTATTGGTTATAGATAAGGAGTGGGATGACCAAAAAAATCAAAAACAAATGTCTTAACTGTGGGGCGGACACAGAAAACAATGCCTTTTGCTCAAGGGAGTGTGTTAATGACTACTCTTTCAGAAACCGTGGAGGTTACACTTCCCAAGAAAGAAAACAGTATATGATTTTTTACCAAATCAGAGTCGAACAGATGAACAGTAATGAATATTATTTAGGTAAATGGTAAATCATCTATTGACAAGGTGGTAAAAAATGGTTAATGAGTTACTTAATGGCAAAAGAAACAACCACAACCAAAGAAAAGAGCAAGGAGAAAGACAAAGAGACCAACGAAAAGATGTTGACTCTTTGGCAAGAGCGTTACTCGAAAGCATTGTCCAGCCAAGACTCCTGGTTTAAGAAGGTGTCGGCTTGGTACGACCTCCTGTACGCTTATTTGGATGACGGAGACATGGAATGGCACTCCAGAGTGTTTGAACCTTTGATGACTTCCAAGGTTTGGAACTTAATATCTAAGATAGTCGCTGGTGACCCAGGTTGGTTAGCCAATCCCGTAGGAGAAAAGAACGAAGAAGTCGCACTAAAGGCTATCGCCGCAGAAGAAACTCTAAAATACTACTCAAACAACTCCAATTTAGACCTATCACTTAAAGAGATGTTCACAATAACTACCTTAGACGCTGCTACAGCGGGTATAGGGTATGTAAAAGTGCCTTGGACTACTAAAAACAAGGCATACCACGAGAAAAATGTTGATGAGTACGGAAACATAGACACAGAAGAGACTAGAATCACCAAAACAGTCATAGGTTACCCAGATGCGACTAA